GCAGGCGGCAACGGCGGTTCAGGTTCTACATCTGCAATAAACAGCGTGACTTATGCCGCAGGCGGTGGCGGTGGTATTTTTACAGGCGCATCGCCTGCCGTAGTTACCGCAGGCACAGGCGGTTCAAGTATTGGTGGCAATGGTTCAATAGGCAATGCTAATGCTACTTCCGCAGGCGCAAACACAGGTTCAGGCGGTGGCGGTTCAGGTACAAATGTTGGAACAGTAGGTGCAGGCGGTTCAGGCATTGTTATTGTTTCTTATCCTGATACTTTTAATAATTTAGCAAGTGTAGCTGCGACTCTTACTTGCAATGGCAGCACAGGCAATACAACGCCAAACACTGCAATTAGAGCAGGATATAAAACTTATATATTTACCGCAGGAACAGGTACAATTTCTTGGTAAAACACAATCGGATTTATTATGAGTTTACAAACAATACTATCTGTTGCTGAATCGGTTGGGATTAATGACCACAAGTTTGCCGGACAAATGTTGTCACGCAATATGCGTATCAGCACATCAGAGGTTTTAACTGTGCAACCGTTTGAATTCACAATAAAACCAATGAATTATCTGTTGTATTCGCAAAATCGTGGGGTGCTGTCTAGCTTGCGTGAAGCGGATAGAATTAATGAGCAGTATTTAAATTTTGGAAATACTGGTTGGATAAATTACATTGCTTATCAAGGTGATATGACAAGCGGCGAAATTGCTGCTTGCACTTATGAAGCAACAAGCGGAAACAAAACAATTGTTCTTGGAAATCTGCCTGCAATAGCATCAACAGATTACATTGTAAAGGTTGGCGATTTTATTCAAATTGATCGTTATGCTTATATAGCAACTGCGGATGTATTGCGTGAAGTTGGCACAACTGTAAACATACCAGTTCATAGAACAATTTTAACTAATGTTTTCACTGGCATTCCAGTGGTCATTGGTCAATATGGCACAACAGTTCCATTAGGATTGCTTACTTATACAGGCATTACATTTCCAATCATCTTGCGTGATTATCCTGATTACACATTAATCCCAATGACCAATGACAGTTTTATTCAATGGGGCGGGCAGTTTAGGGGTTATGAGGTGGTGCTGTGAATGAAATTGCACCAGTTGAAAATACCAATCTTATTAGGTATGCGGATTTTGTTCGCATAACTACGCCTTCCGCAACATATCGTTTTGCCACAACGCCTACTGCAATCACAGTTCCATCGGTTGACTCTGAACCATTCACAGCATTGGGGCAGTTGGTAAAAGTTGGTGATGCAATTCGTGATATTAAATCAACCGCCAATGAAACTACAGTTACGTTAACAGGTATAGAACCTGCAATGCTTGCGCTTGTATTAGGCACACAAATAAAAGGCGCACAAATAGAAATGTGGCATGGGTTTTTTAATGCCAATGGTGAATTAACTAGCGGTGCATTGCCTGTAGGTTGGCAAAATAATTCGGGTTTAAATGTTAATTGGCAGAATCAAATTGCTTCAAATGTAACGTGGACATCCGATTCTAATGGAACATTATATAAATTTTTTACTGGATTTATAAATTCATTTACTATAAATGAGCAATGGTTTGAAGAAGTGCGCGGTTATCTTGGGACTATTACAGTAAGTGCATCAAGCATTCAATTGATTTTGCAAAATAGAATTTCAGGCAGATACACAAATAATAATTCATGGCAGTTTTATGCGCCTAATGACACAAGCATGAATAGAGTTTCATTTATTCAAACTATTAACTATGCCTTTGGTAAAGAATGATAAGACAAGCAACCAAATACGATAAGACAGAAATTATAGAAATGTTGAAATGTTTTAGGGATGAAAGCCCAATAAAACAATATTTCCAAGATGACGATATAGAACATTGGGAAATGATTTTAACAAATGTATTTGCGGGGCAAGGAAAAATATTTATAGAGCAAGGAAAAGGATTATTTTTTTGTTTAATATTGCCTAGCATTTGGAGTAAAAAAGTTTTAGTTTTGCATGAAGTTGCATGGTATGTACTGCCACAATATAGAAATGGAACATCAGGTTATAAATTATTAAAAGCATATTTAGAATATGCAAATGAATTAAAAAATAGCGGCAGAATTAAATATTTTACTTTGAGCAAAATTGAAATAAGCCCAAATTTAAAATATGAAAAATTGGGGTTTAGGAAAATAGATGAAAACTGGATTCAATAAAATTTGGTTAGCGATTGCGCTGCTTTTATTTGCTGCCCCTGCATTTGCTGTCGGCACTATGATTGCCACATATTTTGCGCTTCAAGGATTTACATATTACGCAGTTGCATTTGCTATCAACGTGGTAGTTTCAAGCATAGTATCAAGAGCATTTACGCCGGATATGCCTTCTTGGGATGGAACAAAATATCCCGATCCCGGTAATCGTCAACAGATACCGCCTGCAACTGATAATAAATTACCTGTTGTTTATGGCTCTGCTTATGTTGGCGGCACAATTACTGATTTATCTATTACTAGCAACAATCAACAACTGTACTATTGTTTGGCATTATCTGAAGTTACGAATTCAGAATATGGAAACACTGCCGATGTATTTAGTTTTGGAAATGTTTATTGGGGCGGCAAGAAAGTAATCTTTAGCACAACAGCAGGGCAAACTTACAAAGTAACTGGCTTGCTTGATGAATCAACTGGTGTAACGGATACAACGGTTGCAGGTTTAATGGAATTTTATTTTTACCGTAATGGGTCTAGCACTCCAACAAATAGTTCATCAACTGCAATACAAGTAATGAGTAATCCTGATTTAGTTTATAAATGGGATGCTTCAAAGTTAATGACTAATTGCGCGTTTGTCATTTTAAAATTAACTTATTCGCGTGATGCAAATATAACTGGAATGCAACAAACAAGATTCCAAGTTATAAATCCTAGAAAAAATCCCGGCGATGTATTTTTAGATTACTTTAGATCAACTAGATACGGTGCAGCATTGTCATTGTCTAGCGTTAATGTAAATAGTTTATCTGCATTGAATACTTATTCCGCACAACCAATAAATTATTTAACATCAGGCGGGTTAGCAGGTTCAATGCAAAGATTTGAATTTAATGGGACTATCCTAACCGATCAACCCATTATGTCAAACATTCAAATGATGGCTAATTGCTGTGATTGTTTGGTTAAATATAATGAGATTACTAGTCAATGGGGCGTTATAGTTCAGCAACCAACTTATGAGGTTGCACTACAAATTAATGATTCTGTTTTAGTTGGCGCAATAAATATATCACCATTAGATATATCAAACACATTCAATGTTGCTGAAACTAAATTTGTTGATAATGCAAATCAAGATACATTTGCAAGTGCAATATTTGACCTTGCTCAAATTGCACCATTATTACTGTATCCAAATGAACCAGTTAATAAGCAAACAATTACTTTGCCTTTGGTTAATGACAGCGTAAGGGCGCAAGTATTAACAAGCAGATTTTTAAAATCATGCCGCGAAGATTTGCAAATGCAATGCGTGATAAATTTTTCAGGAATTCAACTTGAAGCAGGCGATATTGTAAGTGTCACAAATACAAACTATCAGTTTGATAATAAATTATTTAGGGTTCAAAAAGTAACAGAAAATTTTGCCGATGATGGTGCTGTCACTGCAAGTTTAATGTTATCTGAATTTAATCCTGAAGTTTTTGCCGATACCGAAGTTACACAATTTGCGCCTACGCCTAACAGTGGATTTTTAGACCCATCTATTTTTGGCACTGTACCTGCGCCTGTTATTAATGGAATAATTACATCTGGCTTTAAACCTAAGTTTGATGTTACGCCAACAACTAGCACAAACGGCATTATTGAATTTGTGGAAATATGGTATTCAACTGTACCAATTCCAACAAGCGAACAACTTACTTTATTAACTGTTTACAATTCATTAAATGGTCAAGGCTTCCAACAAAGCACAGCATTAGACCCTTATGAAATTGCAACATTTGAAGCAGGCACATATTACTTTTTTGTGCGTGTTGGCAATTCACTTAAGACAAGTATCTTTTCGCCTGCCACATCAATAATATGGAATCCAACTTTTATTGATAATGTTTTAACAATAACTGCTAACGGTTTAAATCTGTCATGGACAGAGGTTCTTAATTGGAGAATAGCGGGTTATGTATTGCGCTATCAATATGGCGTAAACACAGATTGGAATACTGCGCTGCCTTTATCTGGTGGTCTAGTAACTGATACAAACTTCTTTGCTGCCGCATTATCAGGAATTCAAACAACCGTAATGGTTAAAGCGGTTGATACTGTTGGGCATGAATCACCTAATTCAGCATCGACACAAGTTAATAGCACTGATTCGCTTGTACCAAACGTCATTGAAGTTATTGATTTTAAAGCAGATGGTTGGTTAGGCACTAGAACAAATTGCTCAATTGTCGGTGGCAATCTTGTAGCAGACATATTAGATTCATTCTATGGCGAAGATGAGCAATCATTCTATGGGTTGGCGGCTGAATCTTTATATGATTCGGCAATATCGCAGGCGATGGTTTACACAACCGAAGAAACTTTTATTGGCTCTGCTTTGGCAGGTTCATTTGCGGTTTTAAATTGGGCAGCATTAGGAAACAATCCAGTTGTTGAATATAGGCAAATTTACCCAACGCCTTTTTACGGCGCAGACGGTGATTCAAAATATGGCTTTGATGACAACGCATCATTCTATGGCGAGAACACCGATTTCCTGCCTATGCCTAGTAGCATTGTTATGCAAAACGGCGTTTACCAATTTAGGATTTCATTAGGCACTGGCACGATTGGTGAAGTTACTGAATTCAATTTATCAATTGATGTGCCAGACATTGTTGAGGTTGTAAACAATCATTTGGTTAATGGTGGCGCAATTCCTTACACAAGAAATTTCACAGCAATAACTAATGTACAAGCAACATTGCAACAAAACGCACTTGGCGTGGTAACAATTCGAGTGGATAAATCTGTACCACTTGCGCCTACAATCACAGGTTATAATTCTAGTCAAATTGCCACATCAGGCGCATTGGCTGACATTGTTTTACAAGGATATTAAAAATGCCATATACAGCACCGCCCGCCAAAACGGCTATATCAGACACATACCCAAACCCATCTAATGCGGTGGCGCGGGCAGGCTTTGGAACGCTTTGGGATTATGTCACTGGACTGCTAGGGTTAACTGGAAGCCCGCCTGCGGCACGAACAGCACTAGGTTTGGTTATTGGCACAGATGTTCAAGCATACAATGCCAATACTGCGTTTACTAATACTGCACAAACATTTACCGCACTGCAAACTTTTGTTGGCACAGCAGCTAATGCAGACGCTAAATTTTCAAACATACTTGAAGTTGCAACCGTATCTGCAATTGCGGCAACAGGCACAATTAATTTTGATGTAACCACACAATCGGTTTTGTATTACACAACCAATGCTGCGGCAAACTTTACAATTAATTTTAGAGGTTCTAGCGGTACTGCATTAAATACAATAATGGCTGTGGGTGAATCTTTATCTGCTACGTTTTTAAATACCAACGGCGCAACTGCTTATTACAATAGCGTGGTGCAAGTTGATGGCACATCTGTTACGCCTAAATGGCAAGGTGGCGCAGCACCAACATTAGGCAACGCTAGTTCAATTGATGCTTACACATACGTTATTGTCAAAACAGGTAGTGCTGCATTTACTATACTTGCATCACAAACAAGATTTGCGTAATAGGATAAAAAATGCCTCGTCTATCTAAAATTGGTGCTGCCTGCCTTGCTGCCTTTGGTTATACGCAAGGCACATCTACTATCACTGCAAATTATCTTGTTGTAGCAGGCGGTGGCGGTGGCGGCGATGGTTATGGCGGTGGCGGGGGTGCGGGCGGTTTACTTCTTGGTATTACAAGTTTAAATTTTACTCAAAATTATGTTGTAACTGTTGGTGCAGGCGGCACTGGTTCATCATCTAATGCATTAAGAGGAAGTCAAGGTTCAAATTCTATATTTAGTTCATTTGCAACTGCAATTGGCGGTGGCGGCGGTGGTTCTTCTCCTGATGTATCTAGTGCAAACGCAATTGGTGGTGATGGTGGTTCAGCAGGCGGTGGCGCAGCAAATGCAACAGGCGGCACTGTAACTACCGCAGGCGGTACTGGCACAAGTGGTCAAGGTAATAATGGCGGTAGTGGTATAACAAACAGCACTACTTATCGTTCAGCAGGCGGCGGTGGCGGTTCTTCAGCCGTAGGTGGTAGCGGAACTACTGGTGCTACAGGCTCAGGCGGCAATGGTACGGCATCATCTATATCAGGTTCTTCTGTAACTTATGCAGGCGGCGGCGGGGGTGGTGGATTTGGAACAACGCGGGGTCTTGGCGGCAACGGGGGCGGGGGTGCGGGTGGTCTAGCAAGTTCTACTGCGCCAGTTTCTGGCATTGCTAATTTAGGCGGGGGTGGCGGCGGTGGTGCTGACGTTTCAACATTCAACGGTGCGGGCGGCGGTTCGGGCGTAGTTATAGTTTCATACGCATCACCTACACAATTATTTGGTGGTGGTACTGTCACTTATTCTGGTGGCAACTGGATTCATACATTTACTACATCCGGCACATTAGTTCCTGCTACTACTTTTACGGCAAATTATTTATTAGTAGCGGGCGGCGGTGCAGGCGGTGGTGGCATAGTTACTGGTTCAGGTGGCGGTGGCGGGGGTGCGGGCGGTATTGTAAGCGGCACAGGTTTAACGTTTGATACAAATTCAAACTACATAATTACAGTAGGTGCAGGCGGTTCTGGTACTGTTGGCATTCAAGGCACTAATGGCGGCACATCTAATATTAGTTCTATAGTCACATCAACAGGCGGTGGTGGCGGCGGTAATTCTACTTACACAGGTTTGAACGGTGGTTCAGGCGGTGGCGGTTATAAAGCGGGCGCAGGTACAGGTGTTGCAGGGCAAGGTAATGCAGGCGCACAATCAATCACAGGTTCATCAGGTTCAGGTGGTGGTGGCGCATCCACAGCAGGTACATCATCAAATGTTTCACCAGTAGCACTTGGTAATGGTGGTAATGGCTCTGCATCATCTTTATCAGGTGCATCCGTTATTTATGCGGGCGGTGGTGGTGGTGGTCGTTATAACGTAGAAACAGGTGGCGCAGGTGCAGGTGGTACTGGCGGCGGTGGTGGTGGCGGTAGCGCAGCAGCAGGTACAGCAGGCACAGCAGGTTTAGGTGGCGGCGGTGGCGGTGGTGCGGGCGGTTCTGGTGCTGCATACGCAGGCGGTGCAGGCGGTAGCGGCATAGTAATTATTAGTTATGCAGGCGCACAACGTATGGCAGGCGGTACTGTTACATTTGTTGGCGGCAATACCATTCACACATTTACATCAAGTGGATATTTAAGCGCATTAAAATTAGTTAATAATTCATTGCGTTTTAAATCAAGCACAAGTTCTAGTTTAACAAGAACCCCTACTGTTGCAGGCAATCGCAAAACATGGACATGGTCTGGTTGGGTTAAGCGTGGTGCGTTAGGTGTTACACACGGTTTATTTGCTGCAAACTTTAATACAACAGGCGGGCTTCATTATTTTTATTTTACTACCAATGACAATTTAGTTACCTACATTGAATTAAGTGCAGGTATAAAAACACTTTGGTCAACAAACGCAGTATTTCGTGACCCTGCTGCTTGGTATCATATTGTGATTGCATTTGACACAACCCAAGCGGCTGTTGCCAATATGTGTAAGATGTATGTAAATGGAGTTTTGCAATCTGCCACTACTAGCAATGTTAGTGCTACATATATAAGCCAAAATGCAGACGGATGGATTAACAATACTACTGCACATTACATAGGTTCAGGGCAATCATCTTACGGATATTATTTTGATGGCTATATGACAGAAATTAATTTTGTCAATGGTCAAGCATTAACACCATCATCATTCGGTGGATACAATTCATTTGGTGTATGGCAACCAACGCAATATTTAGGCAGCTACGGAACAAATGGTTTTTATTTACCGTTTACAAACAATGCAAGCAGCACAACCATTGGATACGATTTTAGTCCTAACCAAAACAATTGGACTGCTAACGGCTTTACGCTAACACCAACAACAAGTGTTAACTATGATTCAATGACAGACGTTCCTACATTGACTAGTGAAACTGCGGCAAACTATCCTGTATTTAACCCTTTAGTAATAGCGGGTGGGACAACTACATATAGCAATGCAAATCTTGCTACATCAACTGTATTTGCCACAACTTATGGAAAACCACTTGCAACATTTGGCATAACATCCGGAAAATTTTATTGGGAAGTTACAATTATTGCTGTAGGTTCTGCTGCTGTTGTAGGTGTTGGAGATGGTTCAGCACCAAGCGCAACAACAGGTTTAGGCGGCGCGGCAGGCGAATTGTCATACTTAAGCAGCACAGGGCAAAAATATACTAATAATGTTGCTTCTGCCTATGGTGCTACATATACAACTAACGATGTTATTGGTGTTGCTTATGATGCCGATGCAGGCAGCATTACATTTTATAAAAATGGTGCAAGTCAAGGTATTATTACTGGATTATCTGGTTTAAAATTTCCTGCTGTAGGTGCAACAGGTGCTTCTGCTAGTCAATATGCTATTAATTTTGGACAGCAACCATTTATTGGGACAATTCCTGTTGGCTTTGTGCGTCTAAACACATTCAATATGTAAGGTATAGAAAATGCCCACAACATACGCAATACCTAATGGTGCTACACAATTTGCTGCTACGTTATACACAGGCAATGGCACATCACAAACTGTAACAAATGGCGCAAGCACTTCAGGCACTACGTTTCAACCTGATTTTGTATGGGGCAAAAATCGTTCTACTGCTACATCAAATGTTTTGGTAGATAGCGTTAGAGGAGCAACTAATTTTTTACAATCAAATTCAACAGCACAAGAAGCAACAAATGCACAAGTTGTTTCAGCATTTACTTCAACTGGATTTAGTGTAGGTAATGATGCGACATTAAATGGAAGCACAAATTTAGAAGTTGCATGGCAATGGAAAGCAGGCGGTGCAGCAGTAACTAATACAGCAGGCTCTATATCATCACAAGTTAGTGCTAATACAACAGCAGGTTTTTCAATTGTTACTTATACAGGAATAGGTGCAAATGCTACAGTAGGGCATGGTTTAAGTAATGCGCCTAAAATGGTAATTATTTTTAATCGCACAACAGGATTTGCTTATTCACATCCAGTTTGGCATTCCGCATTTGTTACTGCATCAAATACAGATTATTTATATTTAGATAGTACAATTGCAAAAGGCGCATCTGGTGCTGCTAATTTTTGGAATTCAATCGTTCCATCACCTACTGTTATTAGTATTGGCACAGATTTAACAGTTAATAGAAGCACAAACAATTATGTCGCTTATTGTTGGAATGAAGTAGATGGATATAGTAAATTTGGAAGTTATGTTGGTACTGGAGTTGGGGCTACAGCACCATTTGTTTATTTGGGGTTTAAGCCAAGATTAATATTATTAAAAGCCATAACAATAGGTTCTGCTGAAAATTGGATTTTTATTGATACAGCAAGAAATCCTGTTAATGTAAATACTAACCAATGGCTTTACCCAAATTTGCCTGCCCAAGAAGGCACAACTACAGCACCTTCAGTTGTAGATGTTTTATCTAATGGTTTTAAATTGCGTGGCTTTACTGGCACACCGAATACTTCAGCAGTAACATATATATACGCAGCATTTGCTGAAAATCCATTTAAATACGCAAACGCACAATAGGAAATAACATGGCACATTTTGCAAAAATAGAAAACGGAATTGTGGTTCAGGTAATAGTTGCTGAATCAGACTTTATTAGCACTGGTGTAGTTGGTGACCCTGCATCATGGGTTCAAACTTCATACAATACTAGGGGCGGCGTTCACTACGGTGCAGACGGTCAACCAGATGACGGCGAACCATTACGCAAGAATTATGCGGGCATTGGTTATAGTTACGATGAAACATTGGATGCGTTTATACCGCCGCAACCTTATGCTTCATGGCTATTGAATGAAGAAACTTGCCTGTGGGATGCACCAACGCCAATGCCTACCGATGGAAAAATGTATTCATGGGATGAAGAAACTGAATCATGGGTTGAAATGGAATAATTATGGCAACGGTGAAAGATGTGAACGCAAAAATTGATTCTCACATTGATATTTGCAGTGTTCGTTATGAAGGCATAGAACGTGAAATGCGTGGCGTTAATGCTCGATTAAAACGGCTAGAAACAATTTTAATTAGTGCGGGTGGCGCAATTATCTTGCTGCTTATTACGCTTGTTGTTAAATAATATAAGACACCATAGAAACAAAAAGGGTAATGCAATGGTGATTTATGATCGAATTAGCAGCAGTCGGATTAGCTATTCAAGGCGCAAAATTAGCGATTGAAGGCATTAAAAAAACCGCAGAATTAATGCGTGGCACATTTGACGAGATAAACAAATGTGTCGATTCCGGCAAAGAATTATCTGCAACAATGAAACCAATAACTAAGTTTTTTTCATTGGCAGGCACATACGAAATAAACAAAACAAAACTAGAACAAGCAAAACACACACAAGATATTGCCTTGCAACAAGGCATGAAAATACATAACCCTATCAGCGATGCTGAATACGTCATTGAAATGATGGCAATAGATAGGGAAATAAAACAATACTATGATCAAATAAAGCATTACTTCATCTACCATTTTGATGAAGCAGGCTTATGGGATGAATTTTGGTCACGCCTAAATAAACTTCGGGCAGATCGTGAAGCTAAAGCGGAAGCAAAACGACAGGAAGAAACAGAAAAAAGATTGCAAATTGCTGCCGAGCAAATGAAAGCAAAGCGCAGGCGGCAAAAGATTTATGATTTTTGTTATACGGTTACAGGCGCAATAGTTATCACTGCCATTCTTTATGGCTTTATTGCTTCAATGATATGGATGCTTAATCAAGGTGGCTACTAAATGAATATGCAAGACATAATGAAAGCAGTCATACCTATTTTGGTTATGTGTATTGCTTGGCTATTAGGGCAAGTTAGTTCATTTCAAACTAGACTAACCCAAATAGAAGGCAAAATGCCCGCATTAATTACACAAGAAGGAGTGCCTACTGATAGTCCTATATCGGCAGAGCGTAGAGCAAAAATGCGAGAAGAAATTTATAAAGAAATTTTTGACATTCACGTAAGAGTAAAGTTATTAGAAGAAAGGAATAAAAAATAATGTTGCCATTACTAGTCCCCATTCTTAGCCAATTGGCAGGTGCAGGTATGCAGAAGGTAGTTGATTCTGTATTAGACAAAGGTGTTGCTCATGTTGAGGATAAACTTGGCATTACATTAACACCTGATGCCGATGGCAAACTATCAGACGAAAAACTTTCTTCATTAAAAGAAGCCGCAATGAAGCATGAAGAATTTATGTTTGAGCAAGAAGTAAAAGATCGTGGCGATGCTAGAGCAGCGCATTTAGCTATAGCAACAAATGCTAATGTACATTGGCTTGAAAAACTTGTTTTGCCAATCCTTGCATTAGGTATTGTAGGAGTTGCGTTTGCGCTTGTTGGCGTTTTAATGTTTATTAATATTCCAGACTCGCAGGAAAATATTGTCATTTACGCATTGGGCTTTCTAACAAGTGCTGCTACACAAGTGATTTCATTTTATTTTGGTAGCTCACAAGGCAGCAAAGACAAGGCAGATTTATTGGCGACTAAAAAATGAATCTAAGTCCAAACTTTACGCTAGAAGAAATGATTGCCAGTGAAACGGCTGCGCGTCATAACATTGACCAAACGCCTTCCAATGATGTGCTAATGAACCTTAGACGGTTAGCATTGTTTTTAGAGGATGTGCGGAAAGTTTTAGATAAGCCAATACAGATCAGTAGTGCCTATCGTAGTCCACTTGCAAATGAAGCAGTGGGTGGAAAAAAAACGTCACAACATTGTCGTGGGGCTGCCGCAGATATAAAGGTTAAAGGCATGACACCAGATCAAGTTGTGCGGGCAATAATCAAATCCGGCTTGGCTTATGACCAAGTGATTCGGGAATTTTCAGACCCAATCAAAGGCGGCGGTTGGACACACGTTAGCATTCCAAATGGCAAAGACCTTGCCCCAAGAAAGCAGGCGTTAATTATCGACAGTAAAGGTTCTAGGGCGTTTGTTTAAACTTTTTGTCATAACATCCTTTGCAAACCCATCGCCTTGATTTGCGGTTATCTGCTATTTTCCAATAACCGCCTAGCGATGGGCGTTCTAAAGTACAATTGCTACAGTATCTAAATGCTTCCATGCTTGTACTTGCTAATTCATACATCGACAACATTACTTATCCCTAAAAATATAAACAAGTGCAATTACACAACCTATTGCGGTTAATGATATACCAAAAAATATTCCGCTCAAAACGTAAATAGGCTTAATCCATTCCATTTTTTTGTTGTTCCTTTTCTTTTAATTCTTTCTGCCATTGTTCATGCTTTTCTTTTAATTCTGCAATACGATCTTCACGCTCATTATATTCACGTTCAAATTCTTTAAACCAAGTTGGGTCACGCATCATATTTCCTTTTCGATATGGCATTGTAAGAATGCAATTCATCTGCCCAAATTGATTCCTGCATTGCTCGTGAACCTGCAACAAATCCTAATTCATAACTAGAAATTAATAGTTTTTTTTCTGCTTCGCCAAAACCTTTTAATTCATCAATCAGTTTATTAAATTGTTCTTTGTTCATGGTTCACCTATCATTTTTTTAGTGTTAAACAATGTTTTATGTGCAGGATAAGTTTTTTGCCAATGACGAGCATAAAACCCAATAAAGTTATTGCAGATTTTAAATTCTTTGCCAGTGGTAATCATGTAAACTTCCCAACGAATACGATTGATGATTAACCAATGACTAATCTTTTTGCGTTTTTTAGCAATTGCTTCAAATGAAAACTTTTGAAAGTATTGCCAGACCATAGGATTTTCGCGGTGGTAATCTTCCCACTCTGCCAATCGCATATTATAAATTGCACGTTCCATTTTTTCTTGAATGCTTAATTCTTCTTGTGTCATTGCATTTTCCCTTCATTTCTTTTGGTCGCATTTAAACTACGCCAAACTTCAAGGGTTAATACTGCCGCTTGTTTTTTCCATGTAAAAACAGTATGGGCTTTTTTTGCTTCTTGTTCTGCTTTTATATTATCTAAATATGCTTGAGATCGATGCGCTTCACGTTCTTGTGCTGCTAAAGGTTTATCCAAATGTTTTTGCATTTCATTTGCAATAACAACTTTTGTATAACCTTTTATATAACCTAAATGCGCTTCTGCTTCTCCTGCTGCGTCTGCTTGAAATCTTAAAAAATCTAATGCTTTTTGAGCATCTGCATCTTTTACAAATTCATTCATATCATCACCTTGAAAATTGGTGGGCTACTCTCTACTTTTGGAAGGTACTTTCGACACGCATTTGCTATGCCGCCAACATCCGATTTTGCCCGTAAAGTTGTTAAATTAAAACGGTATAGAATCATCCGTAAATGAATCATCCGCAGGCTTTGCATTTTGTTTTAGTACTGGTTTGTCTGCCGATGCTTTGCCGCCTAACATTTGGAAATTTTCACAGGCAATTTCAAAGGCGGTGCGCTCAATGCCTTGCTTATCAGTATATTTTTTGGATTTGATTTTGCCTTCCACATATACAGCACTGCCTTTTTTAAGGTACTGCCCTGCAACTTCGGCTGCCTTGCCAAATATAGAAACCCGATGCCATTCGGTTTCTTCTTTCATGCCGCCCGTTGCTTTATCTTTCCATTTGCTTGTTGTTGCAAGGTTAAGATTAACCACTGCATCACCACTGGTTGCATAACGAATTTCAGGGTCTTGACCTAAATTGCCCACAAGAATTACTTTGTTTACGGATGCCATTATTTATTTTCCTCTTTATATTTTTTGATTGCACTACGGATTTTTGAATCTAATTGTGACCACAGCGCACTAGTCCAATCAGAATCAAGTTCAAGGCTTTTAACATATTCAACGCAACCTTCAATGTCATTTCTTTCTGCCATGATAATTACTTCCATTGCAAAGTTGCGGATGTGTTCTTGATCGGCAGCAGGCATTTTGTCAAATATATCTTGCGTGACAGATTTGGCTGCCGCAGGTTTAATCATTGGCTGCGTAGTTAAATCAGCATCATTATCACCTTCAGTTGGTATAGCAAACGCTTGCATACAGGCGTATTTATAAGCGGCTGACATGGCTTTGTTGGTTGCCTTATCACCACTGTCCATTGCTTCGCCAAACGTCTTAATTGTATGTTTGCTTCCATCTTCAGCAGATACAAGATCAAATTCAGCGTCAACCGTTACATAAAATAAAGTTGTGCCTTTCTGCGTGATTCGTTCATTGCATTCACGCGATAACATTCTTGGCAATATGCACAAACCAGAATCGGCTAGGATTGGTGATAATGCGTTATACACATCATCTATGCCCCTAAAATTGTATCCCTGCTGCTGATTTTTATTGCTTTTGCTAATGCCCATTACAGACAATGCTTTTTGTACTTTATTAATTGATTCATAAACTTTCATGTATTTTCCTTCACTTTGATTTTGTTAGGGTCTTTCAAACTTTCAATGCCTTTGATGCTTAAAGTGCGTACTTCTGCCCATTTTTTTTGTACTTCAGGGTTTTCGCTTGGTGGAATCCAACCATATAACAACTTCCATCTAATTGTTATGTCGGTTGATGCGCCTGTCCAAATAAATTCACTCGATTTTGTTACCATTATTTTTATCCTTCCATATATGCAACCACTAAAAAACATAAAGCAATTAAAGCAAACAATACTTTTGGATGCTGCGACAACCAATCATTGGTATTAAACAATTTGTTTAGCATGGGAATTTCTCCATCACAAAAAGTTTGTCTAGAATTTTGTGCGGGTCATATACAGACCAAATATTATAATGATGGCTGCCTTTGTAATCCCAAATGGCGCATTCAGCACCATCAACCATGAACGCCCATGAATTGACAACTTTTTCTTCATCATCTTCTACATTGGGCGCAAAGCCAAGTATGGCAATAATTTGTTGTTTGGTGTATTTGGCGATAGTGCCAGTGCGGTAACTGCCGGAAAGGTGGATTGGTATGATTTGCATTTTTTCCTCACATTGAAATTAATTTAGGGTTTTTTCTACGACTGTCCAATTGTACAAATCGTATTTTTTAGCGGCTGCGTATGCATCTTCACGTTTTAAATATACGCCAATGACATCAACTTCTTCAGATAATACATAAACTACAATTCCTTTTTTCATTTTATTTCCTTCACATTGAAAGCCCCTTTCGGGGCGGGTTAATTAAAAGTTGTAGTCGTAGAATTTGATTGGCTCGTTATCTAAAACAAATCTGCGCCCATGTGCATCCTTCCAACCTTTTTTGCCTTTACGGATGCGTACCACACGATTGTTTGGATTGCTGCTAATTGCCCATTTTTGTTCATTTTGGTTTGAACAATGTGCGCTGAAACCGCCAACGTGAAATTCAAGTTTAACTGAATCGTCACGCACTGCATCCATTTCGCGAATTTCTAATGTTTGTTCGCTAATGACACGAATAACTTCAAATGGTTCTACGTCTGAATAACCGATGTGGTTTGCATATTTCATTTTGTTTCCTTCACATTGAACCCGCTAAGTTGCTGCGGTATGTAAAGAAATATACAGATAAATTGTATTCTGTGCAAACTATTTTGATTAATTTTGTACATTTTTTTAAATATTCCAAAAATACTTGCTATTTTGATGGAAAATGCACAATAATTGTCTTTGTATCATTTTTTTATTGATGAAAAGGAAACAAAATGTCAAGAATAATGCCTCGCAGAAGCATGAAAATGTTTACATTATTGGAATGCATTTACGAATTAGGCGGTGCAACTTATGCCGATGTGATTGCAGAAATTGGCAATATAAGCAGCAGAAATAGCACAGCAGAAATGAATAAATTCTTCACAAATGCGCTAGATCATGGTTATTTATACATGGTAGGTGAGAAATACAAGGTCACATCTGATGTTGCAGGACACATTGATTCGGTGCTAAAGATGGAAGGAAATTACAAACCTAAAGACGTGGTGCAACCTGCTTACAGGAATGTTTTTACGCCTGAAATGAAGGGTTATGAAGCTAAACTTTTTAGAAACAAAAGGGGTTACGAAAATGGATTTAAATGAATTTCTTAAACAGCATGGCGCAGCAAAACGATTGGCAAACAAATCAGGCATAAGTGCGCCTGAAATATCACGCCTGCGTACTGGCAAAAAGAAAATTACGTTTGCTAGTGCTGCCGCAATCGAGTTTGGTAGTAATGGTGCAATCAAGATGGAATCACTGCTTGAAGATCAGCACGATAGAACAATTGCGGGGTTTATTCGTGCCAATGTATCGAAGTAAAAGGCTTTTAAAAGCGGCACAAGGGCAATCCTGTATGGTAAGAATTCCTTATATATGTAATGGCGATAATGACACTACAGTGGCGGCTCATTCTAATCAATTGATACATGGGAAAGGCACAAGTTTAAAAGCTCATGATTGTTATATTGCATGGGCTTGTAGTGCCTGTCATGCCACAATAGATCAAGGCAATATGAGCAAAGAAGATAAGTTATATTATTGGCAGCAAGGGTTTGAACGTACTTTGCTTGCTATGTTTATGCTTGGTATAGTCGTGGTCGCTTGATATAATGACGATGAAGGCTAGGGAGTGCAACCCGAAAAGGCGATTTCTCACCGCTCTGCCTTGATTTATTTTGTGAGTGCCGGAATTGACAATTCCATGAGAAAGGCATTAATGCATTACTACAAATTTGAGATTGCCGTTTGGCATCTTCATACTTCCCATTTATCGTTAATTGAAGAAGCGGTTTATTTCCGCTTAATAAACTTTTATTACGATACAGAATCACCTATCCCAACAGAAACCCATTCGGTTATTCGTAGGTTACGCCTTACAGAATATTCTGAAATTGTCGCGCAGATTCTTAATGAATTTTTTGAATTGCATGATGATGGTTGGCATCAAAAACATTGTGATTTAAAAATAATCGAGTATCACGCCAAAGGAAATACCAATAAAAACAATGGTAAGAAAGGCGGCAGACCTAAGAAAGTGAAAGAAACCCAGTCGGTTAATTCTGATAACCCAGACATAACCCTAATAACTAATAAAGAATTAAGAATTATTAATAATGAATTAGGAATAAAGAATAATAATAAAGATACTCTTTTAGGCTTTGAAGATTTTTGGTCTGCATACGATCATAAGAAATCAAAACCAATGGCACAAAAAGCATGGAAACAAATTGGTGTTGATGATGCTTTGCTTTCAACAATACTTCATGCCGTTTATGCTTATGTAAGAAACACGCCTGACAAGAAATACAGAAAACATCCGGCAACATGGCTTAACCAAAAATGTTGGGATGATGAAATTACTGAATCAAAACCTGTAGAAACAGAAAAAGATCGTAAAGCAAGGGAATTTTATGAACAACTTTATGGGAAGGGCGTAAAAGATGAGCAATATACAATCAATGCAGACTAATCAAATCCCTACATCATGGATTGATGCCTTATTCATAAAGATGGCTAATTTTTACGGCAATAAGTTTAGATTGATGTGGGGCGATTCAGATTTGAATCAGGTAAAAGCAGTATGGACACAGGAACTATCTAAACTATCGCGTGATGAAATTGTTAAAGGTGCAAATTCACTGGTCAACCAAGAGTATTGCCCAACATTGCCGCAATTTATAAACTTATGCCGCATTAAGATTGATTCGGTTGCTGCTTACTATGAAGCAGTGAACGGTGTAGTGGCGCGTGACAAAGGTGAAATGGGCGAATGGTCACATCCGGCTATATTTTGGGCATCGGTTAAGGTTGGCGCGTTTGATTTAAAGAACCAGACGTATAGCAACATCAAATCACGATGGGAAAGGGCATTAGACGAGGAAATAAACAAGGGTCAATGGTCTGATATACCCAAAGCGCAGATTGCCCTACCTGCGCCCGTTACGCAAGCGACAAAGGATGTTGCCGACAAGTATCTGGCAGAAACGCAGATAATCAAAAAGCAGGAATCTAAAACAGACCACAAACTATGGGCTAAAAAGATAATGCAACGGCATAAAGATGGCGATAAGACATTGACACACATTCAGTTAAGCATGGCAAAGGATGCGCTTGCCGCTAAAGATTATTAAGGAAAGGGCTTATGAATGAGTTGGCTCTATTCGCAGGCATTGGTGGCGGAATACTTGGGGGAAAATTACTCGGATGGCGAACAATCTGCGCCGTTGAGTGGGAAGCATACCCAGCAAGCATATTGTGCGCCCGACAAAATGATGGATTACTCGCGCCTTTCCCGATTTGGGATGACGTACAAACCTTTGATGCAACAAAATGGCGAGGAATTGTTGACGTTATATCTGGCGGGTTTCCATGCCAAGATATATCAGTCGCAGGGAACGGCGATGGTCTTGAAGGAGAAAGATCAGGAATGTGGCGAGAAATGTCGCGTATTATTGGGGAAGTTAGACCGCGATTCACATTTGTGGAGAACAGTCCAATGCTCGTTACTAGAGGACTTGAACGAATCCTTGCAGACCTTACCGCAATGGGGTATGACAGTCGGTGGGGGGTTATATCTGCTGCCGACATCGGCGCAAACCATAAGCGCGACAGAATATGGATTGTTTCAAAATTTATGGGCAACGCCGACAGTGCATGGGAATTACAATCAAAAGGGAATCAGCAAAAAAAGTGGCGATGGATTGGCAACGCAAGTAAAGAATTTCCCTACGCCAACTACGCGAGATTACAAAGGGCAAAGCGGTGCAGGCAGACAGGAACGGAAGGGCAATCCATTGGATACGCTTCCGAACGCAGTTGGTGGCAGTTTGAACCCAACGTGGGTCGAATGGCTAATGGGGTTTCCGCTAGGGTGGACAGACTTAAAGCCATTGGAAACGCCCAAGTGCCATTATGTGCCGCTACAGCATGGAAAATTTTAAGTGAAATGCATTAACTGTGAACATATATCAATCAAGGCTTACCCAAGTCATGCACAGGTTGGTTTGGGTAGATGTATGAAAGAAAAGTTCACCACGTTTTACGCACTAATTAAAGATCATGCCTGCCAAATGTACTTAGAAACGGAACAGGAAAAGATTGAAAAAAGGATAAAATGGTATGAGAATCGCCCGAATAGATGACAATCAAAAGCAAATTGTGCGATTTTTGCGTGATAAAGGCGTGTCTGTAAGCATTACTAGTGCTACTGGTAAAGGTTTTCCCGATTTAGTATGCGGTTATCGTGGTAAAAACATTCTTTTGGAATTAAAAGATGGAGCAAAACCGTTATCAGCGCAAAATTTAACACCAGAGCAACGCATTTGGCATTATGATTGGAAAGGGCAAGTTGCTGTGGTAAATTCGCCTGAATCAGCATGGCTAGAAATACTGAATCAAACAAAGGAATAACAATGGTTACATATAAAATTGGTAAAGAAGCTGTAGAAGATGAATCGTTAACGGATTTGGTAATGTGTTTGCTGCATAGCGCAACCGTTACCCATATTATGCATTGGCAGACAGAATCGTATGCTGCCCATCAAGCATTGGGCGAATATTACAGTGAAATACCTGAATTGATTGACCAAGTTATTGAAGCATATCAAGGCAAGACAAGCATTATCTTGCGTGGCTTTCCTGTAGATATGGAAGCATACGAACAAATGACACCATTGGCTTACATGGAATATTTAAATGTAAAGTTAGCAACTGGTCGCGCAATGTTTGGGGATATATCAGAAGTTCAAAATTTAGTTGATGCGATTGCTGATTTGATCGATTCAACAATGTACAAACTTAGACGTTTTAAATAAGGAATAATTATGAGCAAACAATTAGACGATGCGATTAAACATTTAACAACCACTTACCAATCATTAGCACAAGCTGCTGCCGGATACATAAACACGCTAGACGCTAAAGAAGTTGCTGCCGCATTAAAGAAAGCTAAATCAGATACGGCTGAATATGTTGCACTAGAGCAATTAAACAATTTGCTGCAATTAAAGAACAGCGCACCAATTGAGGTTATCAATGAACCTATTGCAATCACTGAAGAACCTGCTGCCGAATAAAACACAATATAAGATAAGACAAGATATGACACTGACAACATGGTTTGATGGCAGGATTAAACCTGTCCATATTGGCGTGTATGAACGCCGATCTACATTTGGATTCGCGCACTTCAGCTATTGGAATGGCAAGAAATGGAAACTAATATCATCAACGCCTGATGAAGCATTTAAAGTTAGGGTTGATTGTCATAATAGTTATTTCCAAACGCTTGAATGGCGTGGGTTATGCCAGTAGCACCACTTAATATTGAATGTAAAGAGTACCAATGCCGCAACCCTAAGACCAATCGGTCTGCTTATTGCGTTGAGCATGGCGGCGGCATAACAGACAAGGGTAAAGCTAACAGTAAACTATATGGACAGAAAGCATGGGCTAACATCCGTACAAGGCAACTAAGCAAAAATCCTTTATGCGCCAAATGCTACATCGAGGGCAAAATTACGGCAGCAAATACAGTTGACCATGTGTTCCCACACAGGCGTGATGCCGATGCCTTCAAAGTAAACCTATTCCAATCCTTATGTACGCCATGCCACACGCTAAAAACGCAAGACGAAAGCAAAGGCAAATACCTACACTACACAGCGCATGGCATTACTGAATACACTGGTGATGACTACATAAGAATATGTAACAACATGACAAGGTAATAGGTACAAGCTATGACTAATCGTTATCAATCAAGCATGATGCAACAAAGAAAATATTTTGTGGATAAAATGGGGATAACTTCTGTGGATAACCTGTGGATAACTCGGAAAAATAGGGAAATAACTTAAAAATTGTGGATAAGTATAGGAGCAAG